CCCGCCTGTTTTGCTCTACTAATCATGTTAGCTATAAAACCTTTTTTATCTTCTTCTTCTTCAAACGCACTTTCAGAATAATTTTCAAAACCTTTATCTCCAACTTGTGGGCTCTTACTCATGTTGTTAAAAATTTCTGGGTTAGCTATTTTACTTAAATCCCCATTAATAGTTCTTACTCCTGGTGATGACATAATATTATTTCTTATACCGTCGTACGTAGAAAACCTATTGTCGTTAGGATACGTGAAACCTATGTTTTTAGTGTTAGCATCTTGTGCTGCTAATTCTGCAATCATATCTTTTTCATCTTGAATATTTGCATTAAATTGTTTACCTTGAAAAGTATTGCCTTGATTTAAATAATTATTACTAAGGTTTTCCATTTGTATAGAATTATCAGGAAAAGAATTGGTATATTCAAAACCACCTTCGTTACTTTGAAAACCACCTGGATAAGTCCCACCCGCTTTTTCTAACATTTGTTGTGCTTGTGGAGAATCAGCACCATATTTTTTAGCCATATCCATATAAGTCATTTTAGGATCGGGAAGAAAAGAATTATTGTAATTAATATCACCGCCTCCGCCAGAGTTTGCAAAAGCATTTGTATTAGGTATACCAAACGAAGGTGTGGATGCGTCTTGTCCTCCACCTTGAACCGGTGCCGTGTAACCTGATCTATATCTTTCCTGAGGAACATAACTCATACCTGAATCATAAATTGCATTGTCTCCTGCATTGTAAAAACTTATAGCCATTATCTTCTTCCTCCAGGATGTATATCTAATCTAAATGTACCAAGTTTCCAATCTTCCCCGGTCCCTGTATTAGATACCTCGATTGCTATTGATCTAGCTCTTATTCTTGTGTCTCTTTTTGTTGTAGCGTCAGTAATATTTGTAAAATTAGTAGTGGTTCCGGTATCACTAGGGTAATCTTTAGTTAAAAAACTAACTTGAGCTGGACCTGTTTGTGAAATAAAATCTGGTATAAATCTACTAATTCTCATAATGTATTCTCCATCGCCTCTAAGGTCCGGCATACCGGCTGACGCTTGTCCTGTTGAAGATCTTTTTTGTGTTATATCAAAATCACCAGAAGTAATATTTGCAGTGATAGCAACAGGTGCCCCCGCTGTGGTGACTTGATCCAACCCTGTTTCCTGTTCAAAGTATATACTACTTCCGTCTGTATTACCAACAACATCAAAAGAAGCATTATCCCCAGCGCTATATTCGGTTGCGTGTGGTTTATTAAAAACAGCAGAATCTTGCCATGTTGTTCTTGTCAAACTTCCAGTTGTCCATATAGGTCGTTCAGTTGTAGAGTCTAAATAATTGTAAGTAACATTTCTATCTAAAACATTTGAACTCCCAGTTGGGTAGTACCATGTGATTTCACCAAACAAATTATTAATCCCTGCATTTATTAAATCTCTAGGGGTAAGATTTAAAGCGTCATAAACAAAATCTTCTACTAAACAAGGCATTGTTTTTACTTGACCATCATAAGCAAAAAAGCCATTTTCCGACATCCAATAAGAAACACCATCAACTTCAACACAAGCATTCTTACCTATTAATCCACAGTTAGTACCTACCTGTGAGAATGAGAAAGTAAAAGGTTGACCCACGAATTGCATTAAAAATAGTCCTGTGTCTGTCCATACATAAAGAGCGTCTCTACCTTTGATGGCGCTCATAATTTTAGAACCAGCAGCCAATCTTTGAGTACCTGCAGTATTTTCTGCTTTTACAGTGTACTCATTAATATTTTCCTGGTCCGAGAATCTAATAAACATATTATCTTGAGAAGACTTATCCCCAATTGTAGTTTCAGTTCCAAAAAAAACTAAATGTCTGTCTGGTGTTGATACCAACACATGCCTAGATGCAGTAGGTGCATTAGCTATAATTGTTGCCCTTGTTGAAGTTGCATCTGTTGGGGAAGCATCCCATTCAAAACATTCGCCATTGTATATAAGTGCAATTAATTTTGTACCAAAGTTATCTAATACCCACAATCCTGGATCAAAAGGAAATACACTAGTTGAAGCTTGGCCCCATCCTATAAACGAAGTTACATTTGTGATTAGATCATTTTGAGAATGTGCGGCTGCTGTTGTACCGTTTACACCTCTGGCTCCGCCACTTAAAGTATTTGTGCCTGTGTTATTGGTTGTGTAAGATATATCTTCCGTTCCTATTCTTATTGTCCCCGATCCCGGAAACGAGTTCGAACTAGCAAGAACAATGTTAGTTGTTGTTGTATTCGTTAAAGCTGTTGCAAGAGTATTGGTTGCGGGACCGGGGGAAGTACCCCCATATGAACCTGTACCATAACCAAAGCCGGCAACTTGTTGTGCTGGACCTACTGAATAATAAATTTGAATCGTTGTTGATGTATTGTTTGAAGCTAAAGTTGTTCCAGTAACGTTTGCCGGTAGCGTGATTGTAAAAGTAGTGGACGTTGGGACACTTGTAACCATGAATTTTACATCATCAAAAGTAGTTGCGGATAAACTAGATCCACCTGGAATAGTAGTGCTAGAAAATAATACTATATCATCGTCTACTAAACCATGATCTGCAGAACAGGTTACAATAATTGTTTGTGTACCATTACTTGAAAAAGTACAACTGGTTAATGTTAATCTAATAGGATGTATATCATAATAAGTACCGGCTGAAAAAGCATATAAAATTCTATTGGTACCTATTGCAGCATATTTAATTCCAGCATTGTTGTCCCAATGATGGAGCGCTCTTGCGGCACCCGTGAGTTTGTCCCCACCTAATTGAAGACAGCCGCCTATTTTTTCAGGACTTCCGTATCTAAAACGTACATTATCTCCATCAATCCATTGACCTTCAGCCCCTGTATCTGATACTTGTTTGTTAAATCCCGGTACAATCCCTAATTTTTGTAGCATATAAAAACCTGTTTATTATGGTTTATATTAAATTTAACGCTATATCAAGATCTTGTTATCTAGCTGTAGTGGGTATTGAGTCATTATCAGTAGATGTTACAAATGGATTTTCAGCGAAAGCCATGTAGAGATATGTCCCACCAGAACCATTATAGTTACTATTATTATACCTACATTTAAAACCATTAGCTAAAAAATCATAAGAAAAACTTCCATCATCACGTTCAGCATCACTATTATTTGGTGTAAGGTACTCATCTGTAAGATTAAATCCTGGTCTTTTACTATCCACTATCCACCACCCACCACTACTATCTGTACGTTTCCCAATTATGAAAGATGGCTTAAAACCACAGAAAACAAATGGTCCATTTACATTCCCATTTCCGATGTAGGTGCTCATTTTTGAATAAGATGGTTTTTCTGCAAAACAATAGGCTATGTAAATACTAGATGAGGCATTTATTGCAGCATGAGTATTTACTGAAAAAACAGAAGAAGTTGGCTCAACCCCATTCCATCTGCTAGTAGAAGAGTCAAGTGCGTTAGTTGTGTTTAAATTTATATATTTACTTGCACCTAAAGATTGATGATAAACTGCCCAATCTTCTGAAGCATTTGTCCTTTTAGCTATGATCATAGCGGGTGCAGTATTCATTCCATGTTTTATCGTACCAGCAGTTCCTGTTCCTGTGTATAAAACAGTTGAAAAGCCACTTGTATTATTAAAATTTCCAGTTGAAGCTATTGATGCACCATTTGCTCCTGCTGAATTACTAAAAGATGTTCCAGCTTGCCAATGCCAGTTCACATAGCTTTTTCCATTTTGATTATAATTATATCCACCATTGTCTGTACCAACACTTGTTGATGATGAACCAAAAACTAAACCACCAGCGGCAGTAATATCAGAACCTTGATCTTTACCACTTTGATCTGCTTTCAGTATAGGTTCTTGACTATTTGTACCATTACCGCCTCTCATGATATCAATTAAAAGATGTCCGCCAGAATCTGATCTTGACTTAAACCAGGCTAATCCAATATTAGCCATAGACAGAGTTTGAGAACTTGAATTCCCGGTGTAAATTTTGCTATTAAAATAATCAATTGGTTTATCTATAATTGCCATTATGAATTTGCCTCCGATAAATTTGTAGCACATAAACTTAAAAAACCTGCGGGGACAGTATATTCAAAATTGCCACGGTTATTACCATCGGCGTTGCCTGATGAAATTGCGTAAGGCGGGGAGCCAAAATTAAATTGTCCAGTTTCTACTAAATTATTATTTCCATCTCCGAATGCTGCAAAATAAAAACCACTATCTTCAGGTGTGCTATTTGCTGCAGTTATTGTTACACCCCCACTATTAGTGGCTGGATTAGATGAGTTAGTATATGTACCATTTTTTGCAAAATGAATTTTATTATTATCTAAATCCATAGCTACTGAAATTATATCTCCAACAGCATAAGTAGTAGCAACACTTCCACTTGCATTTCCATCATTATTCTGAACATGACCACTAGCACCTTGATAACCATAAGTATAAGCCGCACTTCCTAACCATGTAGTAGAACTTGCAGATACTCTTTTTGCTATACCAATCTGAACTTGATTTGTATTTCCTGTTGGTTGTGCTTTCCATTTAACTTCCCAATACCATTTACCACTATTAACCCCTATTGTTGATGTATTATAACTATATCCAGTATCTCTAGTAATGACTTGTAAGCCTCCTTCTGAAATAGTACCACCAGCATAATAATTATCTAAAGAATTCATTGTAGAAAAATTAGTTGAAGGTGTATCGGTAGACTGTGCAACTGCTGTTATATTATTTTCTGCCCAATCTGTGCCTCCAAAAGAATCATTACCTAGATTAGCACTATCTTCATAAGCGAAATAAAACCCATTATTCCCCCCTGTTAAATCTTCTAGACCATCTATTGGCTTCCAAATATTTGAGTCCTCATCAAATTCTCCAAATGAAGTGGGTGCTAAAACTTGACCGTCACTGAAAACAGTTTCAGCTAAATAACCAAACAGATTTCCAGTAGTAGTACCACCATAAATACTACCTCCGAGTGCGTGCAATGTGGCACTATTTATTGCGGGTTCAAAATTCTGTGATGGATAGCTAGATATAGCACTTGATGGATTAATTGTCGCTAAAACACCATTAATATACCATTTAATTCTGTTAGCAGCTGTTCCTTGAGTGGAATCATATTGAAGCAAAATATGGTACCATGCGCTGTGGTCACGGAGAGCTTGTGCCGTACCTACTTGAAAATCATAAGCACTTCCGTTGTATTGTCCTATTAGAATATAATTTGAATTTACAACAATTTCACAAGTGGGTCTATTTGTTCCGCCTCCCTGCATTATAGTAGAACTAGCTGTTGAGATAGAAGTTTTAAGCCACGTAGATAATGTCCATTTTTTTCTGTTACTTGCAGTTCCAAGTGTTCTGGTAATAGATTCTTCTCTATTAGCACCTTCCATTCTAATAGAATTAGGTACTAAATCTCCTCCAGATGCTGCTGAGTTTGTTGGAATAATTATTGGCATGGATTACAACTCCAATACTGGTAATTCGCCTAAGGGTCTCGATTGAACACCATCTGTTGTAGTGTGTGTATGTAAAGTTTCAAGTGCTGGAGTATCACTTGCATTTGTAATTGCAGTTTCCATTTGAGCTTGTTTAGTTCTAACTGCATCTCTGTGAGTAGATATGCTACTTGGTATTGCAGTAGATTTCTCAGAATTTCTAGTTATGTACCAATCAGTATTATTTAATATTTCAGCTACTTGTTGTTTTAAAGTTTTTATTAATATTGTTTTTAATCCTTCAACTTTTACATCTCCAACAGATTTATCATCTGACATTAAATCATCATCTGAATCTTGTTGTGTCCATAAACTATCTGCGTGTGCTTTAGCAACAGCAGTTCCATAAGAAGCTGTTACAACATCATTAGCAAAATAAAAAGATTGATTAGTATTAATATACCATTTCTCATCTTTAAAATTTGAGTTATCATAAACTACTTCATGAATACCAATAGCTGTTTTTTCTTCAACCGACCATTTCATAAATATATCAGATGAATACTGTACATCTCCTAACATAAATCCTTTAGGGTTGTTAAAGTATTTTGTGATTAATCCTGATTCTACTAATGCGTACATAATAATCCTATGATAAAGTTAAATTTAAATTTCTACCTATTTCAAGCCACTTGGCCCCATTATATCTGAACGAAAATATGTCACCTTTTGCTCCAGTAGAAGTTAGTGTTGGTGCAACATCACCAGTAAATTCATAAACTGCATTCCATGCCAAAGTATTAGTTCCACCGGCATCTTGAATAACAAGTATAGATATAAATTGTCCAGCAGCTGCTCCTGTTCCTGAAGGTGCCGCCATAGTTCTGTTAGCTGTAAGTGTTACTTTTGCAACCGGACTATTGATTACATTCCATGTAATAGTAGAGGCATCTGTTAAAGCGTCTTCTGTATTTAAAACAGCTCCAGATATTGTTGTTAAATTATTAGCGTTAGCTGTAAACACTTTTGATGCAGCCGTAGTACCTAATGTTGCAAGATCAGAAAAATTTAATTCAGTACCTGTTGCAGTTATAGCTGTAGTATCATTAATTTTTGGTGAAGTTAAAGTTTTGTTTGTAAGTGTATCTGTTGAAACACGAGATAATAAAGTTGAGTCCGCTCCAGCAGGTAATAACATAACGTTAGTTACAGAAGCTGAATGGGGTTGTGATTTTATTTGTTGGCCATGTGAATTAGACTCACAATTTAATTGAATAGTACCTGGGTTTGTATTACCTTTAACAGTTGCGTGACCGGTACCATTAGGAGCTAAGTTTACATCTCCATTTGATACAGATAAAATATTTGCAATTATAGGATCTGTTAAAGTTTTGTTTGTTAAAGTCTGTGTGCCAGCAAGAGTTACGTCTCCATCCTCTCCTAGAGGAATTTCAATAACTCCAGTGTTAGTTGCAACACCATCAAGATATACAACTTTATATCCTTTGTCAGTAGCTGAAAAAGTAACAGTTGCACCTGAACCAGAGACTGCTTTTAACTGTACTGTGTATGCACCTGATGTACTGTTTTTAATAAAATAAAAAGTTTCTGTAAGAAGGGGAAATGTTACAATTTTGTTTCCTGTAATAGCTTGTGGTGAAACTGCACCAAGAATAATAACTCTATTCTGAGCGGCACCTGTTAAAGCTCCATCTGCTACAGCTAAAGGTGTTGTATTAGCTCCTGCACCTGCGGCGTTTAAAGTTTGAATTTTAAATCCACCTAATAATTGTTCTGCAAGGTTTAAGTTAGCGTTAGTTTTATCTCCCCAAGTACCGGCATTTTCGCCAGTTGCCATTAGTTCTACGCCAAGATTCGTGAATGTTGATGCCATAATTTTGTTCTCCTAATTATATCCTTAACTTATAATACTTATATCTTTAAAGTCAATAATGTTTATGCGCTTTGTATACCAACAACGTCAGTATATCCAGCACTTTGTGTTGCAGTAATATCTCTATATCCAATCGGTGCTACGTTTCCGACACTGGCTGTTGCTGATACTCCTGTTAAACCCATTACATCACTAGGTGAAATTGAACCTACAGATGATGTTGTTGATAGTCCTGTTAGTGTAACCCCTATTCCTGCAAGTACAGACCCCACAGATGATGTTGCTGATACTCCTGTTAAACCCATTACATCAATAGGTAAAATTGAACCTACAGATGATGTTGTTGCTAATCCAGTTAAACCCATTACATCAGCGGGTGCAATTGAACCTACAGATGATGTTGTTGCTAATCCGGTTAATGTAAATGATATGTCCCCTGTTATAGATAGGTTACCAACTGAAGAAGTTGATCCTACTCCAGCAACAGTTAATGTACCCCCAGCAAAAATAATTAAACCTCCTACAGCAGAGGTTGCCGATTGACCAGTTAATCCAACTCCTTCATTTGATATAGGTGCAATATCTCCCTCAGAAGCAGTCATTGCAAGTCCTGTTAAACCTACTATCTCTTGGTCTATTGAAACTATTGAACCTAATGCAGAAGTTGCTAATTGTCCTGTTATTAATAATGAAATATCAGATCTTGCAGTTGGCGAACCTACTGCAGAAGTTGCTGATACTCCTGTTAACCCAACTGTTTCTTGAATTGGTGAAATTGATCCGACTGCAGAAGTTGCGGATAGACCTGTTAGTGGAACTACAAGACCAGAAGATCCCCAGTTCTCTACACCCCATTCATCAGAACCCCAACCGGCTGTTGCTGTAATGTTAATTGTAAGTGATCCTTGTGATGATGTAGTTGAAAGCCCAGTTAAAGTAATTGAAACTTCAGTTTGAGTGCCGTAAGTATTCTGTCCCCAGGTTGTACCGGATTGATTCCAAGTATTGGCCATAAGGAGTTACTCCCTATGCTATTCTAAGTATAGCGTTAGATGCGTCTGCTGCTGGAAATTCAATTGTGAAAGTTCCGTTTGTTACAGTTTTATCTCCACCAAATGCGATCGCACAAACTGATGGATCATTGGCTGCTGTATCATTAAATATTAAACAACCGTTAGCTGTAAATGAAGCTGATGTAAAAGAGATGTTAGCAAAATCACATACTGCTGTGTCACCAGATAAAGCGGGTGTTACGTTTGTTAATGCTGCACCTTTAGTAGTGTAACCATTACCGTTAGCCACTTCATTTGAAGTTGTATAAGCTGTTGTTGATTTATTTATTGTCGCTGAACTTGTGTACAACGCTAATCTAAAAGTATTTCCACCTTGTGTAAAATTGTGTATTGCTCTTAAAGCTTCTGTTTTAAAAGTATTACAAACTGCTGATGTTATTGCCATAATTTTTATCTCCTAATTAATTTATGGTGAAGGTGATTTGACTTGTATCCTAACTGTTCCGTCAGTGTAATCGTCTCTTCTTCTTCTCCCCAACTGCATTCCTGCAAACTGTTGTATGCCTGTTTTATATCTATTTTCATAGTATGTCAACATATCCATTGGACCTTTTAAGTAACCAA